CCCGCCTCTGAAAAAACCATATAATATAAACATTATGGCATAGTCCCCCATGGGGACCGTATACCATTACGTATGATAAATAAATTACAGTCCCACATGGGGCCCCCGTCCATACCGAGGGATTGGGTTTTTAAAGTCTGCCCAGACTATGTGAGCCAAGTCGTGCTGGCTCCAGGTAGGGTGCCCCCATTCAGGTAAATGGGGGGTACGTTCTTAAACATGATGAGGTTGAAGTCATGGCCGGCTGCGGTGAACAGTTCGACAGCGCATGTAGTCTCCGCCTCAGTCGTGGCTGCCTGCGTTGTCTTCACCTGAAGACGCACACCCTGCGAGCTACCCATATGATCCTCAAGGAACGTACCATCGCCCGTCAAGGTCCCGGGGTTCGTATATGTGAACCGTGAGGTGCTATAGTAGGGTACATTAGCACCAATGCCGGCACATGTGCGTTGGTTGGTGAGGACCATACCCGACTGTGAACCGTTAGGGGCCTGCAGCATGTGTATCCTGGCAGCCAGTGACGTGGATGCAGTAGCCGGAATGATATGGTCGATGACGAACCGGTTAGCTGGAGTTCTCTGACCATACACGCGTGAGAAGGCAATCTCGTGCGCCAGATCTCCCATGACATTAGCAACCCAGTTGACACTACCGCGAACACCGACATAACATGGGGTCATCCAAGACATGGGTGAATACGCCACATAATTGAAGCCCACATCTGTAGTGGTCCGATGCAGGGCAGAGGCCCACTCACCGGGGATGCGTGGGTACAACGGAAAATCCCATGTGTGGATAAACAGTCTACCCTCTGTAGATGGGCCATCGTGCAGCGGCATGAGGGTGTACCGCGTAGTGCGGTGCATCAGTTGCCGAAGGCTAAGCACCGTCTCGCCCATGTACACACCGTATGAGAGACGGGTGACATCATCGGTGGAATCAATCCAACGGACATCTTCGGCCTCCGGTGCCATGTCACAAGCTTGTCTACACTCCATAGAGGATGACTGGATGGTTCCGAAAGTCAGGGTATTATCCAGATCGACGGGGTTGGCGAAAGCGAGGTTCGGTGCACCGCGCACAAAGACTGCTACATCAACGGTGTTGTCAGTCGCAGGTCCGGACAGACGATTCTGGATCTTCACACTCAGCATTCCATTGTCGTACGAGCGGTCAGCATCGACCACACCACTAGTTGAGAATTGCTCACCGACGCTGCCAAGACGTGCCACATTCTGCCAATGTCGTAATTGGGAGTAAGGCACCACAATGGTGAACTCCTTAGACTCACCAATATCGATAACCTCACAGCAGTTCACGATTTGGGAAGTGGCGTCCGTGGCATTCACAAATGGCTCATATTCCACACGCAAACGGCCCATATGAAATTTGGTAGCTTGTACGATGAACCTGAATTCGATATCCCCGGTCCAATTGGCAAACATCTGACCCACAAAGGCCATGGGGGTGGCCCACAACAGGTCAGGTGGTCCAGTACGGATCCGGAAAAGCATAGGTGTAACGCGTGTATTGAATAAAAGCGTGGAAGGAGCCTCCGAATCCGACCACGAGAAGGTGGTTAGGTAACATTCACGCGTCACGATACTAGCTATCGACATCTCGTCGGTACCATCGAGTCCACACACCCGAGTGTCGATAGTCAGCTCATTCTTGGGGTCCAATGAAAGCCGATCAATCGGATGACCGATCTCGCTCGAGGCAAAGTTGGGGAATGGTTTGGGCGCATAAGGTTTGTGATCATCAATGACAGGAACATTGGTAAAACCGAACCACGAGGCGACGCTGGCAAGAGCACCCGCACCCATCTCAGTAGCACGCGCAAACGGGCCAATAACGGGCACTGTAGTTAATGAACCCGCCGCAGCAGCGACAGCTGACGCGACACCAGAAATTGGTGTATCAGAATACTCATCTTTAACCCCAGCCATGTTCATGATAGCCGCGCGCCTACCCTTAGCCCCGCTTTGCTTCTTCTTGAAGCCAACCTTGCGCTGCGAACTCTGGATTACCGCACTCACGGTATTCATGGTAAGCTCGACATCCGTAAGCCAGGCATAAATAGATAATGTTACATTGGAGGACACAGATGGATTGAAACTGCGCAACATACCTGTGGAACCTATGGTCATAGTTCCGAGCTCAGCCACCACGGAGGGTAGATGAGAACGGTCGGGTCCACTAAGTGGCGCGAAGTTGTAAGGATAAATAAAAGGGATGGTCAATTCCCCTCCCATATTGTCTTGGGGAGAAATAAGGATTTTTGGTCTGGTAGACAACAAGACCAGATGATCCTCATTACCAAGAGTAACCGGGTAAGAACGAGTTGAACCAGGCAGCACATTAAAGGTTGCCATGGCTAGACCGGCGTAAAAAGGGGAAGAACTAATAGAAACTTTAACATGCATGGTGGCGCGAATACCGCCAAAGTTCTTCAACTTGTTGGCAATCACAGGAGTTTTGAGCAAATCGCCCCAAACATCCGTGAAAGACTGCAGGTACGTGCCAGCTGCCCAGTCGACCGTCTTTAGAAGCACGGGCCGGCTGAGAAAAGTGGCAAGGTCTGCTGTAGTGGAAGAACCATGATGGCCAGTAGGATCACTATCACCTTCAATAGTAAGAGTGAAACCTTTATCTTGGTCATGAAAGGACATCTGTTGAATGTCCTGAGTAGTCGCTTGACTACTGGAAACGGATTTAGGCTCCGTGTTGCCTTCAATATTGTCAGTAAGCAGTCATACAACTGCACCCATAGCTCATAAAGGGTGCGGAGGGCAACATTATGTCAACACCTGGGTAGTGTCCCCTAAATAGGGGTTGGGCACGAGGGCCCTGCCCATACACACACGGATCCTTTCCTCAACCATATATAAGTTGCAAAGATTAGGTTAGGATGTATCTATCCGTGTGGCCGTCTAGTGGCTTTCGCCGGAAGCAGACGGAACTCCCGTGGAGCGGACAGCCCGCCACCGTGCTACGTATTCATCCCACGTAGGCAGGGAATCGGGATCTACGTACTCATGCAACTCGAACTCGACCAAAAGATCCCGCAAAAATTGATCGTGCTCCTTGAAGACCTCGCGTCCGTGGTAAAAGAATTCACCATGGGCCGAGCGGATCTGGTTCGCCAACTGTTGCTCCTCGGTGTCGTTACCCATCGTACGATACATGAGCATCTTGTGGATGGAGTTGATGTCCAGGGGGCATGCGTAATCACCAAGGTCATCCTCCCAGACCCATTTACGCTTGAGGAACGAAACTTCATCGATGGTGATGTACGGGACACTCTGCGCCTCCTTATCCGCCATGGTGTAGGTGATACCAACATCGGCCAGAGTGGCGGCAATACTGGTGTGGTTGAACCACGGCACCTCATCGCTCACGCCCATCACGTTATCATCCCCGTATGTGATAAGAGCGACATGCTTACGGAAATCTTTGACAGTGAAACCGTGCTCCTCACCCAGAACCACAAAGCAATAGCGCATGTAGAGAGAGTTGACGATGGAGTTGATTTGAACAGTCCCTGGATGTCCCGAGGGATTGCTACCGTGGAACATGACCAGATCACCATTGAAGTTCGTAGTGGGGAAACAAGTGTCAACCATGAGCGAACGACGTGTAGCTGTCTCAAACCGCGTAGCACCAGCCGCCTGAGCCAAACGTATCTTGACCTCAAACGCCTTCTGAGAAGCAGAGGTGGGCATGTTCTTATCGTAATCCTTGTAATCACCAGCGATCATTCGACGCCCGCCGAATTGCGCCAAATACCGGTACAGATCACCCCACTCACTGGATTGCGCGATCGTACCAGATGCCGCCTCAAAAAGGATGCGATTATTCTGTTGAACGCGCACGAAACTCAAGAAGTACTTACGGAACAGGATGCCCCAATCGAAGGGGGCTGCGGAGATGATGCGGGTTTTACCAATGGCACCCTTCTTCTGGGACACCGGTTCATCCTTCAGGATGGCCGTGAAGATGGGATGATTGCGTATGCCTTGCCGGGCATTCTCCTCCATCTTGCGCAACCGTTCGTGTACCTCCGGCACGACATCCACAGCGTGCATGCGCCCCCTGTGACTACCGAGATGGATGAGGAGCGAGCTCTTCGGGTGCCCCCATGGATAACCCGCACTCGTCTGGCGATTCATACTATCCACGTATGTGACCCCGGGGCACCCGTTTATAGCAGTGAACGTGTCGTAAACCTCGAATTGAGAGAGCGCCTCAGGGCTCAATCCGGATAAAACATCCTCGTAGTATCCGTCAGCGCACTTGGCCAATATCTCCTCATTGAAACCAATGACAGGTGCTACGAGGGCCTTAGCGGCATGCCACCAGGGTCGCCAGGAGATGAGGTCAGGCACGCACATGCGCCCAACCCATCCAAGTCGCTCAACGAGAACCTGGTGGATGCGCGTGTGGCCAACAGAACTCTGGTTGCGGGCACGATTAGCGCCAGTCAGGGTCCCGTAGATGTCTACGTTACCTCCCTCATTGAGGTACTGGAACACACTCTTGTAGTGCAAGGGACCAAGACTGTAACCGCGCTCCTTACAGATATCTAGTTCACCACTCTGGATGATAGGATCCTGTTGGGCCCACTTCCCCATGTACTCATCCAACCAGGGCCGTGTGACCACGGTCGATGCAGCCAAATCTTTGCCATACATGGTCCCCGGGATCTTCATGACGTGTACACCCACGATCATAGGGCCACGGGCGGTATCGGCTAGCATGGGGGATCCGCAGTCCCCAGCCAAGGTTGGCCGGTCGGGCTCGCCAGCGAACATATCCAGTTTACCGATCGGTGTGTCCCTCTCCTGGCGACGTATGCACCGATAATACACATTACTCCTGTCGCCCTGACGGTTGAGAAGCGTGGTAGCCTTACACGGTCCCTGAAACGTATCATCCATAGGAAAATACTCCAACAAGGATTTGCAGGGCTGTGAGCTCGGGATGTACAAAACGGCCAAATCGCGAGCCGGATCGCGGTTGATCATGGATTCATCGAAACTCACGGCGAAATTGGGACCCACAACCTTACCACACCCAGGTGCGCGCCGAAACGAAATGGTGGTGGTACCTTCGGGGATGAGATGATTGTTTGCGAGGAAGTACTGCCCCCCGATACCGACCATCGTACCAGGAGTAGTGCAGTTGGTGACCTCGTTGATACTCTCAGTGTGGTGCACGTTGGGGCCAGTACGGTTAATGAGTTCACTGATGCGCGAAGAGGAAGCTTGTTTGCTTGTCGGGGGCCGCACGGTGGTGGCGTGACCCACCCGCCACGGGTCGAAGCGTTCACTTTCCATCGGGGTGGGTTCGCGCACTTCATCGGAACTGAATCCATTAGACTGTAGAATATCACTACTCTTGAAAAGACGATAGAGCACCATGCCGGAACTAGTGACAGCAGCAGCAATGGTGAGAGCGATGATCCCACGCTTCAGGTCTCTTGCACGTGAGGCCCCCATCTTAGCCCAGGTGGATCGTTTGAGTGCCTTGAAACTCCAAAAGCTCTCACACTCGTCGTAACGAACGGAGTACTGGTAGAGCATCTGGGCTAACGTGCCACGGGCCTCGGGCCAGCAATAGAAGATCCACCCCACGGTACTAGCCAGGTGCCTCTCGATAAGCCCGACCACTACCCGGCGCCGCACTAGCCCATAAAAGGGAATATAGATGCGTACGAATAGAAGAGTGAACAACAAGTAGAGATGATCGGTGGATCCGGGCATGATAGATTGCCAAAGACCACCCCACACGATGATCTCAGTAGGTGAGACCTTAGTCCACAGACTGTCCCACCACCTGCGCCAAGCACCGAAAGATAAATCGATCAGGGGACGGGACGAGGATTGCAGTTCGCCCGCAGCGAAGTCGTCTGCGTCCAACTGTTGGGACCACCACCTCTCGTGTGAGGTAACGCTGTCGGTCTCACGGAGATCCTCGTCTTGAGGCTCGGGCGGAGGGGGCGCGAAAACCTCTTGTCCGCATGAGCAATACTGGAGAGGTAGTTGGCAACCTGCGCAATGCTCAGAAGTCTTGTACTCCTCCAGAGAGGCGTTCATAGAATCCTGAATACGGCGAAAGTTAGCATATTCCGAGTTGAGCACCCGCAACAGATCCTGCATGTTCAATGATGAGGCGACGACGGTCTGGGTGGCCACACCCTTGGGTGTAGTGGCCGTCCCAATGCGCAACACCTTGAAGTGCCACAAATCGGGATAGGGGCCAACATGGTACCCAGGTGGCACAACCAGTTGCCCGTTGGGCCCAGCAAACTCCGGTCGAGGGCTAGGGATGATGACGATGGGGAAACGACGGTTGACTGCAGACGGCTCCGCGAAGTAATAAAACGTGTTGAGATCCAACGTGTTAGTACTGGCGATGACCAACTTGGCGCGTATGGGCGTGCGACCCTTCTCCGATAGGGCAGCCTGATTTGGGCAGTATGGCACACAATTCATGATCTGGAGGAATTCGACCACGGAGGGATCGATAGTACCGTTAGGCTTCATGAAAGCCACGTCATCCAACTGGATGCACCAGCACTCAGTACGGAAGCCATCCCAAAAGTCCGTAAATGGGTTGCGGGTGTACTTGAACTCAGCTGCTGGATTCTCCCCCATGACGTGAGCAAAATGCTGGTGCAGGGCGTTGCACACAGCAGTCTTACCCACCGAAGATGGTCCACTCACCAGGAGCGAGAAAGGCATCTCGCGCTCCTGGCGAGCGAAGGAGCGTGACAATACCGTGGCCTCCATGGCTAGTAGGTCAGCGTAAACTCTCTCGAGGACGCGCAACTCCTTGCATTTGACGAGGCGTGCGCGCTCAACGATGGACTTCCCGCGCTCCACGCAGGAGGAAAGGCGTGCCAAGAAAGTGGCCTCAGTAAAGCCCTTGGCTTGAGGCGAGAGGAGGTACGGTGCATGGTCGTTCAGCCACTTCATATCGTCATAGAACTGCTCGTACTGAGTGGCTCCATGGAACATGACATCTAGTGACCCCGTCCGTGCGTATTGGTACCCGGTCTCGCACACATGCAACAACAGGTCCCCAACAGCACACACGGCATCGACTCGCGATGTGATCGGAGGTTCAAACAGATTGCGACTGGACAGTAGCTCCTGAATGAGGCTCGGGTCGCTCTTATCATCAGTATGCACGTACATCGTGAAAACGAGCATAAGGACCCGCTTGACCTTAACAATCCCGGGGGA